GCCATAAGCCACCGGCCTGCACCCGCCGCACAAATATCATCAAGATTGCGCTTGCGCTGCCCCGCGCCAGCATCCGGCCCGCCTTCAAAAATTACGCCCGATGCTTCCCAATCGTTTGTGTCGCAGTCATTGGCCCATGCGGCAACGGCTTGCCAGTCAATCCCGTCATCCGGAATACCAATCCCGAATACGAGCGTATCCCCCTGATACCGGCCATAAGCATAGGTCGCAGCGTGCAGCGCAGGGTTAGCACTAAACGTCCACGTGGTTTCGTCATCAACCCTGTGAGAGCCGGAACCGCCTGCCCGCGTGCTGTCTAGGCGGGGATCATAAACCTTCACCCCGTCCCAAATGGCACCTGTAACAGGGATGCCGGATGCAAACCGCTTCTGGTCTTTGTCAAACTTGAAGTTCCAGCCAATCGCGGCATTGCCCGATAGCTTGTGCGCGCTAGTCCAATTCGGAGCGGGCGCATTCAACGGCGGGACAAGCGCCGTGCTTTCCGGCGTTGCGCCTAGCTGGCTATCGTTCCCATAAAAGCCGGAGTAATATGAACCGATAGCGGCAAAGTCGAATTGCGGCTGCACAAGCGCGGTTACGCTTACACCGCAGTAAACGAGAACCTGCCACAGGAACGGGTTAGGGATTTTGTTAAGCGTCGGCCCGTATGCGGTTTGATGCCGCATTACGCCCGCGAAGTAACTTCGCCCGATGATGTATGGCCTAGGCGGTTCCGGCGCTATGATCACCTGTGTAATAGAGCCACGGGGAACAGGCTTAGGGGCAGTAATAGCAGCGCCGAGGGATGCCACACCAGCGACAACAGTGGCAATAGTCGCAACCGTCCTGGCAGTAGCAGCAAGGGCAGTTCCCGCCACAGCAAACGCGCCCACGCCCGTCGCCACAAGGGCAACAGCACCAGCGACAACCGCAACAGTCCTAAGCACCTTGCTCACAATCGCCAAGCCCCGATTGCCGCATTCATATCGGCGTCAATAATCGTGCAACCTATAGCATCTTGATGCCATCCAATCCACTTTGTCACACCCGCCCGAATGACTATACCCTCAAAGCATTCATCCGCAGGCAATGCCATTACGTCACCAACCCGCGCAAATGCAGGAGGAACGCGCTCAAACATACTGTCAAGCAACGCGGGCAAGGTCTGCCAGCCGGTAGCAAGTAGCGCCTTTTTCGCTCCTAATGCCGACTTGAACCTTGGCACAATCGGGACATTATGCCCCATGCCCGCCGCGTGATACCGCAGCAGGTGAATGCACGTTGCCTGCTTCCCCCAGTCAAAGGGCTTCCCCTCAAACTGCGATTGCGTTTGCTTCGTTACCAGTGCGCGGCGTTCAAGTTCAGTCATCAAAACAGGTTCACATTCGGAAAGCCGTTGTTCCCGCCGCCGAAGGCACCGCCAAACCCGCTTGACGAACCGTTGCCGCTCGGCGGGCCTTGCACCCCCCATGCAATCGGAACCTGCAAGCCGGTGGCGTTATCATGCCCCAATTCGCCGGGGAACAGCGATTTATGAAACGTGCTCGACAAGGCGTTACCCGTATCGCGCTCAAACATCCATTCTGCCAGCGGGACACAGCTAATCGAAACGCTGTATTCCGTGCGAGAATACCGCACGGAAGGCTGATCAAGCTGCCCGATAAACAGCAAGTCAGGCGTGCCAACAATCGCGTTAGTCTCCACGTTGTATTCTGCCAGCCATAGCCGCACCTGCGACCGTTGCAGCGCACCCGTAGTGAGTTCGGTAAATGCCAAAGGCGCGGGCGGGTTGAACGTAATGTCAAGCGCGGGCAACTCACCAGACGCCCCCTCGCCAATCGTATCAATTCCGCCAATCGAACCCAACACGCTATCGGACGCGGTATAGAGTTCGCTCGCATACGTGATAAAGCCGCCATCGCACAGTCGCACCGTGCGGGCGGGAAGGTCAATCCGAAGCAGGCCGGTAAACCCGTTCACGCGTATTCCTCTAGGGTGAAAACGATAGGCGTCACCATATCGGCGCTAATCTGCCACTCCCACTCGTTACCTTCAACAAACCCCTCCACCATAGGCTTTGCCATATGGACGGTTGCGTTGTTCAAAAATGGGTGACGGAGTTCCGGCGTGATCACAATATCGGCAGTGCCATCCTCGGCAATGCGAACCGGCGACTTGACGTTGTGCAGATAGTGCCGCCCGTCCTCGTCCTCGATTGAAAACCAATACCCCTTGCGGATCATAAACCCTGGGGTGCCGTTCTTTACATTAAGCGTAGTTCCGCCTTGCCCTGCGCCATCAACTTGCAGTGCGCCGCACCCGCCTTGAGACCATTGCAATGGGTAGCTAATCCGCAGCCCCTCAGACTTGGCCGCGATTAGGTCTGCCACATATGCTCGCGCCGTCTCCGAATAGAACGGCCCCATGCTAATTTGCACGCGGTATCGGGAACCTTTACGCAAGACGCGATTAGTAGGCCCCGGCCCTGCGCTGCGCTGTGTCAGGCTTTTATCAATAAGACTGGCGGTCGCCGTGCGAGGGCCATCAGGTAACGTAATCATCCGGGAACCCTTCGAGATTGCGCACGGCCCATTTGACGCGCCGCGACATTCGCCCCGCCTTGCATAATGGCGGGCGACGCCTGCACGATTTGACCGTTTACGCGAACGTCAAAGTAAGGCGACGCCTCGACGCTGATCCGGGTGTTATCGTTGCCAGCACGCGGGGTAATGAAACCAGTCGCCCTTGGCGTGAACAACTCAGGCCCGCGCTCGCCCACAAGATAGCTTGAACCCGCGCTAACCATGCCGCCATTGGCCCGCGCACCTGCGAGAATATTGGACTGAATACCCTTCCCGAACACGCCCATGCCGCCAAGCTGAATGCCGAAATTCACAACGCTCGAAAGAATATCAAGAAACCCGCCGCCGCGAATAGCATTCGTCATGCGGTCAAGCGCCTGCAACGTCCTGTCAGCCATCTGCCCGAAACTTTCGGCAATTGCCTGTGTCGCCTGCCCCGTCTTTACCCGCGCATCCATTGTCTCTTGCACAATATCTTCAATGCGCTTTGTGACTTCGCCATTAAGCGGGCCGGTATTAAGCAAGTCGCTGGATACGTCCGCAGGCCCGCCAATACCTAGAATGCTTGCGCGGGCCTGCGACCGGCTAACGCCCATTGCTTCTAGCTTGGCCTGATACTTGTCGATCAATGCCAATTGCTGCATCTGGCGGCGGGTTACGCTCTCCGGAAAGATGCTTTCAAATAGATCGCCAAAGTCATCATTTGCAGCGCGGGCGGATGCACCTGCGGAACGGGTGGCAGTCCCTACGCTTCCAATCCCGCTAGTGACCGTGCGCAAATCCCTAGACGCATTCGCCGAGAAACCGGGCGGGATAATCGTGGCAAGCGAAGGGAGCGAAGCGCCAAGGCCCAAGGCTTCCCGATTGGCGTTAAAGCTATCGGTGGCGTTTTGCGCACGCCCTACGCGTTCCATGATGCTCAAGAGCGCGCTCATGGGGTTAAGCAGATTGGACACTCTATCTTGCAGCCAGCTAAGGCGCTCGCCAGTGGCACCGATAAACGAAAGCAGCCCCGAAAACCTGCCCAGCATATCCCCGACAACACCGCTAATCGTCCGGATGCCTCGCACCAGATCGGCGCTGCTACGCGTAGCAGTATCCATGCTTTGCGCGGCTTCGGCCATCATGGTTACAACGTCCGCAGTCAGGCTTATAAGCGGCGTCAATTGCGGCAACAGCCTTTGCCCGACTGCAACCTGCAATTCCTCTACAGCCGCATTCATGGTCTTAATCTGGTTTGCCGCGCTATCGCTTGTCCGCAGCACATCGCCCTGCGCAGCCGCAAGCTGTTCCTGAATAATCGCAGCACGCGCTACGATTTTCTCTTGATCGGTCAGGACGCCATTAACGCCCTTCAGCCCAAGTTCCGCAGCCTTCGCTTGCACCGCAGCTTCGTTCAAAAACACGCCCACGGCGCGCAGGGGTTCGGCCTCGCCAACAAGCCCGCTAAACAGCTTTTGCTGCGCTACCTCGTTCGACAAATTCTTAAAGCTGGCAAGGTCTTGCGTAAGAACCGCAAACTGCTTCGACATTTCCGCCGCCTGTTCGGGCTGCAATGCCTTCCCGAACAATTCCTGAAACGCCAATGCCCCGCGCTGGATTTCCTGTGTTGACCGGCCTAGCGCATTGCCGGTTTCCTCGGCCCATGCCCGAACGTCCGCAGCCATGTTGCCGAATACAACACCGAATGCGCTCTCCATTTCCTCGGCGTCAATCGCAGCCTGTGCGGATCGCTTGCCGAAGTCAAAAAGGACATTGCCGATACCAGCAGCAACAAGCGCAACGCCAACCCGCTTGAACGCGGCCCCCATCTTGCTGGCATTACTATCGACTTCACGGGCGGTAGCTGCCGACTGGCGCTTGACCGCATCAAGATCGCGCTCGCCTTGCTTAAGCCCCCGCGTGTCAGCATCTAGCACAAGGCGGGCAAAATCAGTCATTGATCGCGCTCCATCGGTGCCTTGCGCAGCGGGTTTCTATCCATCACTTCCACACAGTAAGCGCGGGACATATCGACAAGGCATAATGCCTCAACCGGCGTTAAATTGCAATCCGCCAGCGCCTCATATGCCGCTATCTCCGAATATGTGAACGGAACCGCGCCGTGCATACCCGGCATCGCATAGCCTAGATCACGCCACAAATCCGCCAATCGTTCGCTTGCTGGCAATTCCGGCAACGTCTCGCCAAACAATTGCAGGCGGGTTTGATCATCGCCTTCAGGCTTCGCCAATAACCAACCGACTTGCGCGGCGAATGTGACTAGGCGCTGTCGGCTTCGATAAAAAGGCGATGTTCCTCCACAATCGCGGTATTCACCTGCCCGAAAAACAGCGTGCCGGGGCCGCAAATCTTAAGCACGTTCTCACGCGTCAATTCCAGCGGCTTGCCTTCCCACTCGATATTTTCCCAATCCGACACGGCTGCGACAACCAATTCGACCATTGCATCCTCTAGATCGGATTGGAATTTCATCAGCACGCCATCAGCGTCGCGGTCAGAGGTGCGGGCCATCCGTTCGGCGCGAAGGGCAGTCACCCGTTCAACGCGCCGGAACGCTTCCACTGACAGCCCGCGCCCCCACTCCCCCGAACCTTAACTGCGGGAAGGGCNTTTCTATCGCCCCCGACTAGGCTCGCCGCGATAGTGCAAGTGAACCCAAGAGCCACGTTCCGACGCGGCCCTAAGGTCAAGTTTCGCAAAATCCATTATGCAGGCTCGGTGGCTTCAATCGTAACCGCATTCTGGCGGAAGTTCACCGTGAACCCTTCATGCGTGGTCGTATCGCCCTGAATTTCGAGATACGAATGGAAAAAGACCCTGCGCATACTGGACAGCATCGCCGGTTTCGACTGCCGGAACGCCACCAGCAATCAAGCGTGCCGGTTGCTTTCACAATCTTGATCGAACCGCTTGCATCCTGTCCGCCAACGTCCGCCAGTTCGCGCACATCGGCCTGCCCTGCATCGGCAGCAATCTTGCGAACAGTCATCGTGCTGTCATTGCCGGTGCCAGCGCCCTTCAGCCCTTGCGTAAAACCGCTTGCGCCATCGGGAACGTCAATAGCAGCGTGAGACACGCCAAGCTGCGGCAACACCTGCCAACCTTTGACCTCAACCCAAGTGAGAGCCTCAAAGCCAGCGGCGTTATTGGTAGCGGGGAGAGCCTGCGCAACAAAGAGGCGCTTGCCAATGTGGGAACCAGTCGTCATTTCTTAGCCTTCCGTAATATAGCGAACGCTTACAGGTTGCCGCCAATAAGCGCCGTCCTGAAACGGTGTCCCTAGCGCGGCTGGCCCATTCATTAGCACAAAACCGCCCCCTGCCGCAAGGCGTAGCGCCTTGGGGAACCTATCCGCAATTGCCTGCGCAATCGTATTTGCAGCCGTATTGAACCCGCCTGCCGGAATAACGACTGTCAGCAGCACAATGCCAAGCTGATAGGGATAACCGCCCGAACCCGTATCATCTACGCGGTCACTCGGCACATGGCGAAACTCGATATACGTCCCGCTTGGCGTGAAATCCTGATTAGGCCATGCGATAGGCGGGCAATCATCCATTGCCTCTAGGTGCTGCCCGATTGCGGTTTCAATCTCGTCAAACGTCATTGCACTAGCCCCAAAGTTGTAACGATATGGCCGGTGTAGCAGTCGCGCCTAGACGCCACATACACAGCGTCCTCGGCGGAAAGGCCGGCGTCCATAGCGGCTAGAGCAAACGGCGCGCCGCTTCCTGTGGCCGTGGGGATTGATTGCGGGTAGCGGCGTCCCTTACTGTCCATGCATTCACACCGGCCGTCAGGATACAAAATCACAGCCTCAAATTCATCGCCAACTTCCAAACTGTCGGCATCCCCGTTGATGTAAGCGAGCGCCACAGAATGAAAGTATGGCTGGCCGCTAAAACCGACGATCCCGCCAGACTTAAGTCGGAAGACCTTTACGCAATNCTGGTCATGGATTGTGCCGTTGGAATTTATCATGCCGTCGCCAGCAATGCTTTTGCCGTCACAAGCTATAGTCGTCATTGCACCCTCGCTGCATTCTTTGCCACGATGCTAGACCACTGCGCAGCGGCATTGTCTCGCCACAATCCACCCCCTTGGCCTACGCCCACCATGTAATGACGCGGGATAGCATAATCCGCAGTCCACGCCACCGCGAAAGGATCGCCTAGCTTCAGTGACGAAAGGCCAAGCGTGTAGCTGTCCGAACCCTCGGCAACCTTGGCCCCACGCACTTCGGTAACAAGACTATTGCGCAGGAAACCCGTATCCACCGGCATATTGCCGCCCTGCGCTACGGTCGTTTGCGCAAGCCTAACCGTATCCTGAATTGACTGGCGGGCAACACGTAGCATCTGGTCTGCCGTTTTGTCGGCAAAGCGGGATACGTCTGCGATAAATTTGCGATTGTCAGCCACGAAGCCAGTCCACCCTATGCTCGGCATAACACCGGCAATTGATAGTTTGCGATGCACTAGCCCCTAGCGAAGTGTCGCCGGGATAAAGCAACTGCGAGCCGTCCGCCAGCGTAAACCGCCCGTCAATGCCTTGTGCCTCTTGCCCATGCGCTGCCACATGATCGGGGCGCGTGCGGCTATCAAGTGTCGCATCCCAAACCTTCGTCACACTATCCGCCCGAATAGCGCCCTGTTCAATAGCCTGCCGAATACCTTCATCCCTGCCAGCCCGTAATGCAGTTATGCTTTCCGTTCGGGCGATAACCTCGGCGCGATGCTTTAGCAGCCGTTCCGCATACCGGCCCGTGATACGTTCAATGTCAGCACGGGCTAACGGCTTGTTATCGGCAATAGCCCGCCGCACAATCCCGTCAAAGCGCCGATCCCGCAATTCCCGCGTGAAGTAGCCCGCGTCCAGTGTCTCCAACTGCACCCGCGCATTCGCCACATAGCCGGTCTGTTGCGTTGTCAGGCCAATCTGCCCGCGCACCGCAATCGCAGCTTGCCTCGGCGCTACACCGTCCGCCACCTGTTGCGCGATAATGCCGCGAATGGCCGTGCGGTTGTCCTCTATGATTTCGGTAATCAGTCCGCCTACGTGAGTTCTTGCCCATTCAACTGCCCGTGGTGCATTCCCGTCTAGCGCGATAGTCGCAGCGAAAGCGGGCGCGGCTTCCTTAATCGTGCCAGCCCCGTCCATGTATGCTGCCCGCGTTGCCTGATCGAACGGGAATAAATCGCCCCGCGTGATACCGGCAATCTCGATAGCGCGGTTCAAGTCGCGGCCTTCAATGGCCTGTGCCAATGCTTGAAGGTTGATCGCTTCACGGCGCTGGATAATCGCTTGTTCAAATGCGCGCTGCACGGCCCTGTCATGCTTGGCAAGGGCGCGCTTGATACGTTCAATCGTGAGGCGGCGGCGGGCCATTAAACCCTCGCCTGCACCATGTAATACAACGGAACTCCGCTAGGGCCGGTTTCGCGCACGCTGATGATACGATACGTCACCGCCCCGATAACCAGCTTGTCCGCAGTCGTAGGCTTAGGCCCGCGTGCCGACATCATCACGCGCCGGTCGCCTTGCTGAATTAGCGTCCCGTCAATCATGCTTTGCGGGAAGTCGCTAACCAACGCGGGCAATTCTGTTTCGCTAGGTGCACCCGCTGGCGCATCCCACGGATTATCAGGCGCGCTAGTCGGCACTTGCAGGGTAACGAGAAACTCCCCGTTGCCTACGTCAACCGCCACTTCGCGCAGCGCCGCGTCAACTTCCGATTGGATGCTAGCGCCGCTCATTCCTCGCCTTCCATCATGTGATTAACCATGTGTGCCTTAGCCATGTCCAAAGCGCCTAGCAGGCCATATGCCCCGATCATCCCGCCAACGCTATAAGACGCGCTTCCCTTGGCATTAACCGCCGCCAGCGCCACCCCGATAACCTCGCCAGCCTCGGCGCGTTCAAGCAAGTCCCTAAGCGCATTCACGCATGACGGAACAGGATTGCCCAAATCAGCCTTGCCGAACAATCCTACGACTTCCGCCATGTTAGCCCCTCAATAGGAAATTGGTTTGCGCTTGCAGATACGGCTTAAGCAAATCAGCCGCCATTGTCACCACGGCCCGCTGCGCTTCAACGCCAGTCTGCCCAGTCGCAGTCCAGCCAATTTCACCAACGCGGGTCAAAATCTTTTGCTGCCCNGGCACAACGCTAGGCTGCAATCCGTTCGGGCTTTCCTTTTCGTAATGCGCCAGAATGCCTTGTGCGGTCTTTACGTCCGCAGGAATTTCACCGCCAAGCGTAGGGAACGGATATTCCGACTTCCACGGCAGAGACTTGAGATAAAGCCACGCCCTGCGGATCGCGCCCATTTTCATGGTATCACTGCCAGTTTCGACATGATCGAAATAATGCAGGCAAATGACGTCCAGTTCGTCAATCGTGATAAAGCTGTCAGCACCCGCAACGTCAGTGCCGTCTTCAATCGTCAGGACATTGGGGGGAAGCGCCATTACGCAAGCGCCATGATATTCGTTGCAGTCGTCCCCGTGGCGAGCACGCGATTAACCGCAACCGGCAAAATGGAGCCAGCGGCAACGCCCGTGAAGGTTACAGACGAACCGCCACGCGTCACAACCGCAATATTGCCAGCGCCGCCCACGAAAAGCGCACGGGCCTTAAGCGGCAAGTCTACGCTATCGTTAGGCGTCACAACAGCCGCGTATTCGGCAACGTGAGTAGCATTAGGGCCAAGCGACATATCA